TGAGACAACTAACATGACTTCGAAGAAAACAATGCATCAGCGGAGCTGGAATCGTATAACTTGAAGAATCCATAGTGGTAACTCAGGTTTAGAGGCTCTCAATCAATGAGAAGTTGGGAGATCGGAATCGACTAAAATGATGGTATAACGGAGGGGTAGAAGTACTGAAAATTTTATGCTTTTGAAAATTAAAATACAGTAGTTCGGGGTTGAATAGTTGATTAAGATAGTATAGCTATACTGATAAAAACAAAAGAGAGAGGAGGAGATTAAGTAATATTCGTATAGAAATTGCCGAAGGCGAAGGGGCCAGTTCCGGCAGGAAGCGTGTGGGTAAAGGGGGATAGGGTGGAAGAAATGGGTGGCCGATAGATAGCTAGTCTAAAATCATCGGCCCCTGCTTGGAAAATTGTGAAATCACCAATGCCGACGTCTGCTCCAGTTTCCATGACAATATATCCAGGACTATTGTGAAAAACTCCATATAGGGGTTGATTCACAGGATAGGTGGATAGGAAGTTATAGATCGTGGTGAAAGGCGTCTGGACATCAATGAAAGCGACGTGTCCCGAGCTGGGGTAGAGGACTTCAGATGGCATACTTGGGTCAAAGCCAGGCACGGTTGTGACCGTAAATGGCTGTCCAGCATCATTCACTCTATACTGTCCGACGGATCCAAGCATGGATGTGATATTAATATCGGGCAACGCGGTGTTATGCGAAAAGGGAATGAATCTAACAACGACAGGTTCAACGGTGTTAACATAGATCCTGTAATTGAGTTTGCCGGACCAACAAGCATAGAAAGCAGTCAGTCGGTGTTCAGGGAAGACGGGGAAACGCCAAACGGTTCTCTGTTGATTGCCGATCGACGAAAGTAAAGCGGGATTAATCCTAATGTACCGGCGGATAACATCTGTTACAGTAGTCAGAGTGAACTCAAACTTTGCACCAGAGTTGATTCGACATGGAACTTCAGGAATTTCAGGGGATTCGTGTTCAGTGAGTTCTACAGCGGTCGTTTCTTCGGCTGTTGCGTCAGGCGCGGTGACCTGTACAAGACCTTCTTCGTCAGATGGTCCTTGCGCAAGAAAGCGTGGAGTGACAGCTGGGGCTTCGGGGGGTATCGGGGAGACAAGCGGGGGTATTTGACGCACATTGTTCACAAAAAGCGGAGATGGGCGCGATTCATAAACATGAACGTTATGGAAGCTTACACAGATGATAATTTCAACTGAGGGCTCAGACAATTCGCTTGTGACATTCAACTGATTTTGTACAGTTAGCATGATGGTGCCTAAAGAATAGTCTTGTACGGTGTTAGGGGCGAATGGTCCTCCATATGTATTTAAAAATTGGGTGCCAGAGTTGTAAGGGACAACCAAGCTAGCAATCTGTGATTCTGAAGTTAGGTCAAGGGTGGTGTTCTTGAATATGTTGCGGTGTTCAGGAAGCAGGGTAGGTGCTCCGTAGGCAACAGTAGCTAACAGACGTCCAGATTGAAACTGGTTCTTCACTACGATAAAATCGAAGTGGATGTCGGCGTGCCAAAATTGAAATTCATTGAGGAGGGCGATATTCGCGGGATACGTTCGGCCTTCAAATCCTGTAGGAAAAGAAAGAACCGAATTAAGCGGAAGGTTGAGGAGTTCAGTGCCAATAGCATCAGCGTTAGTCCAGTTTTGAAAACCAATTATGCCTTTGCGGGCAAAAATGTTCTCAAAAAACATTTCGGAGGCGTCAAAGAGGGTATCGGGTTCACGATGGGTCTCTTCAGGGTGGTAGTGGAGACCAACACTGGGGTTGTAACCAACACATTTCGACATACCGGAATATGTGTGAAAGGTCGGCACACCCCCTGAAACTAGTCCCGGCTTATCCATAGGAATGGACAAGTCAGTACTCGTTTCATTAGTGTGTTCGTGAGACTGAGAGGTGGAGTGTTCGGGAGCGACATTTCCTGCTATAGTCGAGCCTGAGATAGTCGTATTGTTTTCGATCTTCGAATAACTAGGCCCTTGGGCGAAGTAAGCGGGACCTTGAGCAATAAAACTTTCAGGTGCGACTTGGAGATAACCAGTGGGCACATTGGCTTTCCGGGTAAGATCCATAGCATTAGTGTCAGGGATGGGGCGGGGGATTGTAAAAGCGGAATCTGTAAAGCGGGAAAACATACTGATTACAACACTGGCGCCAGCAGGGTTCTTTAGTGGAGAGAGAACAGACATTCGGACGGATCCAAACGCCTCTTCACCCATTCCACCAGCATAAGAGTTCAGTGCGGAGCGCCAATATTCAAACGGTACGGTTAGGGTAGCAGTGGTATTGGTATTCGGGTTTAACAAAATGTGGGTGTATTGCAGGTAATTTGAGACGGAGACTTGCCCACCAGGTTCTTGTAAAGGAACAAAGTAGATGGCGAGAAGTCCTTGGGTAGCGGGTTGGCCTGTAATTTGGAAGGTCAGTTCGACGCCCAGCTTCAGGTATATGAGCCTTTGAAACGGCATGTTCTGGATATTATCCGGATTGCCGAGTGCTAAGACATCATATGGGAGGCGCACAATAGCGATATTGGTACCTCTACCTTGACTGGACACCCAACTGTATTGTGAGCGGGGCATTCGGGTATCAGGACCGAGGGAGAGATCGGCCCTGCTGTCGTTTAAAGCTAGGTTAGCTATGCCGTCAAGACTAGGGGTTTGCTCATTCGAGGTGTTATCGAATATGGCAGCAGTGATCTTTGTGAGACCTCTGGTTTGGGCAATCGCAGTCGAGGCGGTTGAGGCTTTCGCCTTCATAGGTGGTCCTTGGGCTTTAAACAACAAACGGGTAGCAGTGGTTTGGGCGGACAACCAATTCTTGAAGTAATCTTGGCCTGCCTGGGTAGACATGGCTTTTGAATCTTCAATCTGTTGATTGATTCGGGTTCGCGACTTTTCGTCCATTAGTGGAATTAGAGGGTCGAGAATCGCTTTGGAAAGAAAGAACGTTAACATCTTATCGATAGCATCGGGTGTTATTGCTTCTTTCTTCGACTGGGCAGAATAACCGTGAAAGCGGTATCCAGTTCCAGAAGTCCTGTTGGCGACTGTTCGACTTAACTCTTTCCACGAGGGGAATTCAAGAGCGAAGTGGGGAGAGCAGGCGGCTGTCATCTCACGGGAGTATTCGGTGAAGAATGCTTGATCCCATTGAGACGCACAGTGTATCATTTGGAGGGCAGTATCTTGAAGAGATAGGTTGGAATCGCGCGTGAATTGAATGCACTCATAGAGAGTGACTTTCTTCATAGCGCCTGTCCAAGATCCGTGTAGCATGCGAGGGTGGGCACCGAGGAATGTGACTTTATCAAAAGAAATGAACTGATCGGTGAGTGGTTCATTCTTATTAGCGGAGGTGTAAGTTTGGCCAATGGTGGCCATGAGCTCTGCGATTCTGATTGGGTGAAAGCTTGCGCAATCATCAGAAACACACAGCACGTGGTCATCACCAAGAAACTTACCCCGTACGTGTTCGTCATAGAGATGGTGGGGGAATTGTATCTTAAAGATGTAGCGGAAATACAATTCGTTGACGAGACAGTTCAGGATGGTGGTCCAGAAGTTGCCGCTAAAATGGTTGCCGTTGGTACGGAACATCACATTTAAGACTTGAGCGAAGGCATTGACCTCATGCACATAGAGGTATACCATGACTTTGTAGGGGACGCCACAAAGTCGAGCTAGATGGAAGATAATTTGATAGGCGTAGAATCTAAAGAGAGGGTGCATGCGCTTATCAAAACTCTTGTAGTCACCTGCAATGAAGCGGGTTCCTACAGGGCTCAGATAGTTATAGACGGATTGCATGTCATAACTATACTGGTTCATTCCAATAGCTAAGGGGGTGGTGGAGTGCGAGTTGTTGAACGCAGTGAGGACAGCTCCGAAGTGCATACGAAAGGCAGTGCAGGCGACTAGGTCGTTTGCAAAGATCATACGCGTTCGGACTTCCTGTGCTTTTGCGGGGCTGATGGTTTCATCCTTCAGGTATCCCACAAAACGGGCATCTGTATCGCATTGGTGCCAATCATATTCTTGCATTTCTACAAGCTTCGAGTCGACGAGAGCGCGAAATTCACTGGTGTAGTGGAATTCGCCCTTCTCATCAAACCAAATATGATCAGTTTTCCCTTTCTTAGACGTTTGCAACGTTAGAGGGAAACCAACAGATGTAGCGGTGTTGATAGAGGTGAGCAGGGAGGGGAGGCCTTTGCACGCTTCCTCGAATGTGAGCTGGCGGTAACCGGCTTTGAACTGAAGCTGTTCGGCATAGTTGTCTAACATAGTTTCAAACACAGATTCGAGTATAGGTACATTGACTTCGGGGTGGGTGGTACTCAGCACGTCCTTAATCGAGTTAAGAACAGGGTCGATTCCATTTGCTCGGGGATCGGTGGGGCTGAGTATGGGCAAGACCTTTTCAGGTTTGACTGAAAGTTCGCCATGGAGGAGGGACGGGGCGAGTTTAGTCTTGCGGGTGAGGTGGATGATTTCGTGGGGCTCAACGAGCTTGATTTCGCGACAGTTTGGCAGTAGCCTCAATTCGTTTACAGTTTGGTCGTTTACGAATTGTGGGCCCTGAGGGAAGAAATCTAAATCGTCAAGAGGTATATCATCAGAGAGAGCTAGATCAATACTTTCTTTCGAGACTATGGTGGATAGTCCTTTTGCGACGGGGACCTTGGAGGTCACACCGGTTCCAGCGACATGGAGTCCTATTATCTTACCAGCATAAATGCCAGTTGCAATAACAAGTGGAGCTCCACAGTCGCCTTCAACGGTTGGGATGTCGTAAATCCATACTTTGTCAAGTTGCATGTCAAAGTTGGAATGAAAGTCGTATTGAACGTTATAGAGGGGACGGGCGTGGGAATACCCATAACCTTTTTGAAGCTTCAACTTTACAGAAGTAGTTTCAATCGAGTTAAGGGTTGATTCGGGAAGGAATTTGGACGTGATGTTTCTGAAATTAGGAAGAGTTTTTGACTCAACCCATAGAAACGCAAGGTCGAGGTCGATGGAGACGCGTGCGGTCGAGACGTTTAACAGAGACGGGTAGTCTTTTCCTTCGTAGCGGAGGGTCATTGGGGAGTTGTCGGGTAAAAGTTTTCCTTTAGAGTCAAACAGAGAGTGATGGTAAGTCATTATCCATTTGTCCTTAACGGGAACACCCAGGAATTCTCTGCCGTCAATGATGAAAACACACGAGGGCGTATCATCAGATTGGGCTGAGTATTCACG